GCCCTACGCTTCTCTGCGCGACGGTCCGCGAAGAACTCGGCGATCTGCAACTTGGCTTCTAGGATGAACGCTGGAATGGCCACGAAGACTAGAACTCCAATCAGAAGGTACTCAAGCGTACGGTACAGGGCGGCTACGGCTTCACAAGCCTCCATGACTTCTCCTACCTAGCTAGGTGCACCTTCGTGGTCACGCCGATCACGGTCAGCGAGAAGTTGATCGTGTTGTTCTCGTACGTGAACGTCTTGGTCAGGTCCTCGGACGCGAGCATCGACTCGTCCATCGCGTGGAGGTCCCCTTCCGACTCGACGGTGAACTTGGCGCCGTGGTTGGCTGGGACGGGGAACGTTCCCTTCCAGTAGAGCGCACTGGTGTCGCCGTTGGCCCACTGGATCTCGATCCCGTCGTCGGTGACGGTCGCGAGCATGGTTGAAGACTCGAGCGATGCGGCCCACTTGCCGTTCAGGCTCGAGGTGCTGGGAGTAATCTCGACGGCTGGAACCGCGGCGGTCATGGTAGATGATGCGGGCTTGCTTGAGTTGTGACTCTCTTTGCTGCCGAGCAGGACGAGAGTCACGCAGATGCCCGCGATGGCCAGGAACGTTCCGAGCGGGATGATCCACTTGAGGTGGTTGGTCTTCTTGATCTTCTTGATCTCTTCGTTGGGAACTGTCCAGAACATGTGCTTCTCCTTTGGTTAAAAACTAAAAGACCGTGTTAGGGTCTTTAGTTTGGTCTAGTTGGGAGTTGTCAGTCTTTGATGAACTTCTTCTCGATGACGAGGGCAGCAGCACAGACCGCGAGCGGTACGATGAATCGTACAGTCACGACGAGCGCGAGCTTCTTGACATCGGGGTTGATGTTCTTCAGCATGATAATTCCTTTCATAGGGGTCTCATTATACCCCGTGTTTTTTTCGCGACCTCCTGACGATTTCTTCACCCGGGATTTTTTTCGAAAAGGAAAACCTAAATCCCTCGTAAGGGACTAGGTTGTGAGATCTAGCGGGATATGGCTTTTGCTCCGATGCGCAGCAAGTCACAGGCCGTCTTGACGACGAGCACGGACGTGACAACTCCAGCGATCTCCCAGGCGAAGTCAGTCGCGATGTCGGCATAGGCCTGAAGCGCGGAAATGGATTCGGTGGGATCGGTGGAGACGCCGTCGGTGTTGTTCTTGACGAACTTGACTTGGACTGCACGATTTCTGAACATGGCGGTCCTTTCATAGGGGTCTCATTATAAGCCCCGTTTTCTTCGCGACCGCCAAAAATTATAGGATTGGCAAAACATAGAAGGCGTGTATCTCTACACGCCCTCCACGTCTTTAGCCTCTTCGGGTCACATATTCACTTCAGCTTCATCACGAAACTGAGCGCTTTCGAGGTCACAACGTTCACTTTCTCGTAATGAAGGATCGCCAGGATTCCGAATAGATTTGCGGCCACGGTCAAGGCAACTTCAGGACTGATGAATGGCTGTGGAGTGTCTTGCTCCTTCAGCTTGTACAGTCTTTCGAGTTTCTTGAGCATGTCTGCATACTCTTCGGTTTCTGAGGTGAATCCTCCCATATCGATGAAAATGTCTTCTATGGCCTTATCAAGACGCTCAAGTGTCGCGGGGGTCTGCTTCTTGAACATATAGGTCCTTTCTAGGGGTCTCATTATACAGCGTGTTATACACGCGACCCTAAGTTAGAACCCTACTTCTGGATGACCTTGAAGACGACGTCCGTCTTCTGATCGAGTTGGGCCGGATCTCCGTTCATGGCCAATGTCATCGTCTTGTGGCCCTCCGGAGTCGTCGTCACCAACATATCTCCATCGTACTTCTCGTCGCTCTTGTTGAACGAGAGCGAGCTGATGCCGAGCACCAGGCCGAGGAACGTGTCGATCGCCACGATGGACCCAGTCACCTGCTCAGCCGCAGGGAGATGCCAGATCTGAGCCAGGGCGAAGTACAGCGTTCCCACGCCTGGGAGGTAAATCTGCGCGATGCTCTTGAGGACGTTGTACACGCCACTATTCAGCTTCACGACATTAGCCTTTCTTTTTGGGGTGGTTCATTCTCCACATCAAGATGGCCAGCGAAGATGTTGACACAGCGATTATCGTCAACACAATCGCATCCGTCCAGAAGATTGCCAGAATGTTTGTCGGCCGCCAAAACATGAATATGACGGACAAGTCCATTGCCAAGGCAAATGAAACCGCCTTCATCATGAACAAGCGACCGAGCTTACTGGCGTACCACGGGGAGAATGCGTAGATAACCGGTACTGATGTAGTACAGATCGCCGCTATCAAAGTGACGACTTTGATCCATTCGGTGAGTACATGAACGTCGTGCGTCATTAGAGGGGTCCTTCATGGCGAAGAATAATCGCTTGCAAGTTCTCAGCGAAGTGATTTCTCTCACGAAGCTCTCGTAGTGACCTAGAGACCCTTTGTACTTCTGGGTTGCGTTTCTGGACCTCCCTCAGGCCATTTTCCGCATCCTTCAGCGCATCCTCAGCCTCTTCGGTCAATCTACTTTGGCGATTTCGTAGAAACCACATGGGCCTCTCCTGTACGTCTTGCACGCTCCTCAGCCCCGAAGACAGCATAAATAATGCTGTGCGTGGTCTTGGCAACTTCGAGGAGCTCAGCAGTCTGTGCATCGGAAGTGGTGGCTCTTTCTTTTTCAGCCTCGTACGCGAGACGCCATTTCTCAGCTTCCTTCGCCTTGTCCACGAGAGTAGCCCTCGGGACAATCTTTCCGAGGAGAAGCAGGATGACTGTAATCCCGAGAAGCGACGGCGCAGTCAAGTCTGCGAACGGAATCCCATCAAACATATTACGAGGCCTCCTCCCACACACCTGCTACCTTTGCCCATGGGCGTGCGACTTTCCACACACCACTAACCCGTACATAGGGTACAGCATTTACCCAAACACCGCCGTACTTAACCCTTGCACCGGCGATCATATGGATAACAGTTACTGCGGACCAACCACTCCACCCAACGGCGTTATGCGCCCTCGCCCAGAAGTAATATGTTCGTCCTGGGAGAAGATTCGTGATAGCTCGAGGAGAAGCGCCAGACGTCGAGTTCGTGCCAGGCAAGGTGTTGGTAAGGCTCCACCAGACTTCGGTGGCGTTGATCGCCGAACCACCATTACCATTTACCGTGAACGACGCGGTCAGAGTCTTCTGAGTGAGATCAGATATAACGATCGAACTGGGGGCATCTGGGACTCGGAGCATTGTTGCTTGCCCTCGAGGTGACCAGTCACTCCATCCCTGGGAGTTGTGTGTTGCGGCCCAGAAATAGTAAGTGACACCGGTAGTAAGACCAGAAAGAGACGTGGTCCCATCCGAAGCAACCTGAGTGGCAGCACCGAGGTCTGTGGTTGCCCCATATGCAAGCAGACGCTGATCGATCGCTGCGCCATTGTTCGACCCGTCCGTGAAGGCGACATCGATGGTCGTCGAACCGATATTTGAGAACGTTGGGGTACTCGGCGCGTTCGGTCTCGAGGAACGGTTGATGAACACCGTGAACGATGTCGGCCCACCGAAACCGCTTGTTCCCGAATTTCCGATGTTGAACGTTACGTTCTGAGAAGTCCAAACGTTCCAGGACCCGAGCTGGTTCCAACCGGATCCTGGATGATAGTAGTGACTTCCAGAACCACTTGTGCCATTGAGAGCCCAGCTCCATGGTAGGTGATCTGTCCATGTGGAGCCATTGTTCGCGTTGATCCAGAAGGAAATGGTAAGCCCATTATCCCGGATCATCATCGTGCCGGAGTTACCAGTACCCCTTGTGTAGTCAGTCACGGGTCACCTACGGCAAGACTTTGAAATAGATATCTCCATCGTTGCCACCACTGGGGTCAGCGGTTCCGGACGTGATACCCGCGGCCGTGCGGTTGGCAGCCTTCCCAACGGGAACGAGAGCCTTCGTCTGAGCGACCTGGTCTCGAGTACGATTGATCTCTCGAGCACCCCAGCGGACTTTACCTTCTTCACCGGTATCGGGTACGAGTGGGAAACCAGCTGCCGCAGCATCGTCTCCAATGGCCATGTGTTAAACCTCCTCCGCTGTTATTGGTCTGCCCAGTGCTCCGTGTCTGCAACTTCGGACCACTCTTGGTTGAAGTCCCAAGCTGCCCAAGATCCTGGTGTGATGAACGTGTTCACCGACAACGTAGGATATGACCGCTCGCCTTCCTTGTCAGACACGAAAATCTGCTCCGTGACCTGCATGTGGTTGGTGACACCGTCATCGTTCCGGAGCTCTACCAAGTCACCCAAGTAGTAGTGAGTCTCGTAAATATAGTTACTGAACTGGCTGATTTCGCCGTCGAATCCAGAGAACTGCCGATTCTTCGAGAGCTCTTCCTTGCCTCGTTGAATCATCTTGGCGTTGGCCGTCGGAACGTCGACGTCCGTAATATCTGTGGCGTTCACCAAGAGTACGTGGCGATCGAACCCAGTGATGGTGGGATCGATATCCAACGCATAGACAATCTGGTAACCAACGGGAGAAAAGACGTACGCGCAGTTCTTGTACGACTCGATAGTTGTTAGCTCAGTTGTATTTTGCAGGTTCTCCAGATCCGGACTGAAGACCACCGCGGCGAGTGTGGTTTGTTCTGTGGTCCTGTCACTTCCCATATATACGTCCCAGTACAGATGAGACGTATCGCCGTCCCTGACAAGTCTGAAACCCATGTCGTACAGGTCGCAGACATTCTTTACGGCCGTGTAGACCGTTGTCAGGTCGATGTCGATTGTGATCGTATCCGATGGTTCGGCGATCGTGTCAGCCGGATATATGGATGCCTCTGTGACGCCGGGGATCCTGTCAGCCGTACTAAGAACCCCCGTGACACAGATATCGTGAAAGATTTTTCTCGCCAATGCCGCTGGCAAGCCGGTAAGTGTCCACTTCGGAACCGCGGTCGTGTCGTCAAGAACCCCGTGAGCAACACGATCGTCGAGGATGGCTTCCAAAGACTTACCGGTGAGTGTCAGGTTCTTCGTGCCGTCATCCGCGACACTGTCTTGTACGGTTGTCACTGTCATGACACGCTTCGACTTGTTCATCCCGAGTCGAGTACCGACGGGGAATCGGTTGCGATTCTCGAGTGTCGACGGCAAGACCAATTGGAAGTCGCCGGCGGCTGAAAACCTCTCAGTCCAGATGAACGAGTCGAACGTGTCCACCAAGGTCACACGACGGTACAGAGTGTCCAGGATATAAGCTTCCATTACAGACCTCCATACCTATTCATGTACTTCATGGTGTAGGGTATTGCCGCTCCCAAGGCGTAGAGGCGAATATGGTTATCTCCATGCTGCAACGAAGTCCAGTTGGCTTGTGGAGAGACTGCGTAGAGCAAAGAGCTATTCGTCCCACCCCTCGTGAGGGTTGCGCCTTTGGAACCTGGAATAGTGCTGATCGTCACCACGTCGCCAGTCACCAATGCCGCCGCGAAGTCCATGATACGAAGACTTCCGTCCGGAGCATTGTGGTAGATGGTGAACTGGGTCAGTGTTCGGTTCACGCTCAGCGTGAAGGTGACACCAGTGTCCGTGGTGCCGTCGTACGTAACTGGTATCGTCGTAGTGGTCGATGTCGTGTTTCCAGACACCGTGACCAGATCCAGATCAATGAAGTCCGGGTCAAAGCAGATGACCGAGATATCCATCTCTGGATCCTTGGAGAAGAGGGAGGTTTCGCAAGATTCCACCCTCCCCACGATTTCCACCTCGAGGCCATCCGACATGTAGAATCGGAGTTTGACCTCGCTCTTCGGCATGAAGTAGTTATATACACGAAGCCGCAGGTCTCGAACCGTGGTTGAAATATAATCCGGTTCGAGACCCAGCTTGATCGTTATGTTGCGATCGTCTCGTCGACTTGAGTGGTACTGCGTTCCGTCTTGCTGAGCGAAGCTGGATGTGACGACCGTAGCCTTCACCGGATCCATTCCGTCGACGTTCTCGAGAACGAGTCCATCGGAAATATCATCCAGCGGAAGAACAAGAAGGGCGCCGGCACTGGTTCGTACTTCGAGCTTAGTTAGCATTCGCCGTCACGGCTCCCTTCGTCACAGACAGTTGGTTCTTCGTCTGACGGTAGATCTGCGCCGCGGACAAAGACTTGGGCGAGTTGTTGTACTGGTTGTACGTCACCGGAGAAGTGGCCGGCGTGGTGTCGGTGTTAGTTGCATCACGGTTGTTCTGGAGACCCGTGGATGCATCCGTAGCAGAAACCAAGGCTGCGTTGACGGATATCGGCTTCGTCTGAAGAATAGCGCCGACTCGATCAGCATTCTTTTTTATCTCTGACAGGTCGAGAACCGGAGTGATTACCGGCGCAGTCTCGACACTCGTGTTGATCAGACCAGACATATCACTCAACGATGTTTTGAGTGAGTCAAGTGCTGCGTTCCCAAGCACTACAGCAGAATCAGCGGCCGCGGAGGCGTACTTCTCCAAGCCGACGGCCATGCCGAGGGCGGAGAACTTGCCGATCTCCTCGAATGCCTTGGAAGGTGACTTGATACCTAGGAGGTGGAGTGCTGCGTCCAGAGCCGATTGAGCAACGTGTCTCGCTTCAGATGCGATTCTGCCGGCCCCAGATGCGAGACCTCGGATCATACCCTCGACGATAGCGGTGGCCAGGTTTGCTCCAGCATCACCCATGGCACCGGAGTTACTGCGAATGGCGCTCGCAAGTCCGTTGATATAGTTGATGATGAAATTTACGCCGGCCTGGATGATCCGACCCTGATTCGCCGACACGCCATTGATGAAGGCAACCACGACGCTCGTAGCCGCGGTGACGACTCCGCCAATATTTCTGGCGATACCGTCGAGTAGACCGATAATGAGCTTGTAGCCTTCATCGACCAAGTGGGGCTCATATTTTACCAACGTCTCGAGCAGAAGAGTTAGCAACTTGAACATCGTTGCGATGATCTTCGGCGACGTGGCGTTGATCGCATCCATGAGCGCGCCCAGGACCGTCGTGATGGCCTGCACGATTGCTGGTCCTGCTGTACCAATTACCTGTGCGAAAGCCACCAGACCGAGGGCAACCTGCCGCATGACCTCAGGGAAGAGGCCTGCGATTGCAGCGACGATCCCAACCAATGCCGCGGCGCCAGCAACACCAGATATACTCAATGCCGTAAGGGCTACCGAGAACGCGAGCAGTCCCGCACCCGCAGCCAGCATACCAACACCAAGAAGGGTGACAGCAATACCGAGAGCAATCAGTGTTGGAACAACTGGGGTAAGAACAAGCCCTGCTACGCCAAGCACCACGAAGACGCCGGCGAGCATGAGCAGACCCTTGCCCATCTCCTCCCAAGACATATTTCCAAACAACTCGAGCACTGGAGCAAGAATTGCCAAGGATGCTGCTACGACAAGTAGAGCTGCTGCTCCAGGAAGAGCCAACACCATCGCTGTCATTGTGCCCGTGATGATACCCAAAGCACCAGCGAGCTCGACGAGACTCTTGCCGATCTCTGTCCAACTCATCTTGGCCATCTGAGCCAAGGCGTCTGCGATTGTCGAGAGCGTTCCAGCCACGATGAGAACCGCGGCCGCGGAAAGCAATGACGTCGGCGGAATCAGAATCAATGCTGCCGCGATCAGAGTCAGAGCTCCGGCCAGGACGGTTAGGCCCTTTCCGATGGAGCCCCAACTCATCTGCCCCATGCCGTTTAGTGCATCGCCAATCAGACCCAGCGAAGTTGCCACCACGAGGATAGCGGCCGCTGAGAACAGCGATGACGGAGGGATCAGGATCAAAGCCGCTGCCATGAGCGTGAGACCACCGGCCATGGCCGTAAGACCCTTGCCTATCTCAGACCATGACAAATTGCCCAGATCAGACAATGCACTCGCGAGTATTTTGACGCCTACTGCGAGCAGGACAATTCCAGCACCCTGGATAATGCCTGCCTTATCGGCCTCAGCGAACTTGGTGAACAGAGCCAGTGAGGCCAGAAGAGACCCGACGCCGACTAGACCCTTACCGATTTCCTGCCAACTGAGTCCCGACAAGTCGGTCACAGCACTGACGAGAACCTTGATTGCGGCGGAGAGGATCAGGAGACCCGTTCCAGCAGCGATCAATCGAGCGTTATCTGGGAGAAGTTGGGTTGTCACGATCAGTGCGGTCAGAATCCCAGCAAGACCTGTCAGACCCTTAGCCAGTTCCTGCCAGCTGAGCTGTGACAGATTCTTGACAGCCACGGTCAGAATATCAACCGCGGTCGCCAAGAGAATCAGGGACGCTCCGACCAATATGAGCTTGGCTGACCCCTTACCAGCCACCTTGGTGAACAGACCGAGCGTGAGCACCAGCTGAGCGAACATCACCCCGATGGCAGTAAGAGCCTTTGTGAGACCGTCTGCGTCCACCTTGGACAGGCCAATGACCGATATCGTCAGCAGCGCGATGGCAGCGGCGATTTCGAGTAGAGTCGCTGCCTTCAGCGTGTTCTGCATCGTCTTTAGCGTGTTGGTCAACTCGTCGAACGGGGCTGTGATGGCCTCGATGATGCCGCCGGTATCGACACCGCTCTTCAACTTCTTGATGAAGCTGGTGATCGCCAAAAGGAGGGCTGTGAAACCTCCGGTGGCAATTCCCTTGAAGAGTGTATCGAAGTTGATTCCATCGAAGGCCGTTGCTATCAGGTGACCGAGACCAGCGAAGAACGAGCCGAACTTGGCGGCGATCGGCGCCATAAGCTCCCAGGCTCGAGACACCGCGTTCGGAACTTGACTCCAAACATTGATGATCGCGTCAGCGATATGACCGAACGGCTCGATCTTACTGGCCAGACCACTGATCTTCTTTTCGGCGTCGTTGCCGTCGAACTTATCGAACAGACTCCCGACAGCTGACGCAGCCATCTGGAGGAGCTTGATCGGGACCGCGAGAATCTTCTCGATGTCCTGGAAGAAATGCGTCAGACCTGTGCCGGACTTGATGGCCTTGTCGAGCGCAACCAGGAAATCACCGACGTTGGCTGTGATGCCTAGGAAGCTACTACCGCCAGCGGAAGCTGAAGTGAACAGATCGATGAGAACATGAGCGATCTTACCGATGATCGTGAACCCGATATCGAAGATCGCGAACACACCAGCGAAAGTGCGCTTCAAGTTCTCTGCGGTGTTTGCTCCTATTATGAGCCCTGCGGTGAAGTTCTCAAGAGCGACTGAGAGATGATCGAGCTGTGCCCCGGTTGTTGGCGGGAAGATCTCTCGGAAAGCGTCCTTGAGTGGGGTGACCACCGCGATCAAAGCATGGAATGCATTCTCGATGGCGTTGATGATGGCCGTACGGCCACCCATAGCCTTCCAGTCACCAAGAACCTTGTTACGGGCGTTGGCCGAAGCGTTGATGTACCCACTCAGGACATTGTTGACGTCCGTGAACATAGTCTTGGCTTCGTCGAAGTCGCCGAAGATCAGTTGCCACGTCTGGGTCCATCCAGAACCCGCAGCCTCCTGAAGGGTGTTGACCAACTGACTCAGCGTCTTGATCTTTGTCGCTGCGTCCTTGGCCGTCCGGCCCATCTCCAGGATGCCGGCGATCTGCTTGTCGTTGTAGCCCATGGTCTTAAGCTGGGCCGCGGTCAGATCTCCGGTGAACTTGCTAAGCGTCTCAGTCAGAATCTGGCCCGTGAGCCAACCATTCTGAAGGGTCATCCGGAACGAGCCCTCATCCTTGACCATCTGATCGATGGCCACACCATGGATTCGAGCTGTCTCCATCAGGGCGTTCTGGAAGACCTTACCGCCCATACCGGCGTTGACGACCGAGTTCCAGTCCTCGAGCGACACCTTGCCCGCAGATATAGCCTGCGAGAGTTGGTACATCGCGGTTGAAGCCTGGTCCGCACTCGATCCAGAAATCGCAGCCAGGTTGGCGATACCCTTGATGGCTGATGTAGCAACGTCCAGAGTCACACCAGCGGCCGTGAAGGTGCCGATGTTCCTAGCCATCTCCGAGAAGTTGAAGATGGTCTCGTCAGAGAACTTGTTCAGCTCGTTCAGAGCTGCGTTTACCTTGCCGAGGCCTTCCTGGCCAGTCAACCCCGTGTTGGCCATGATCGTCTGAATCGAGTTGAGGTTCGTCTCGTACTCGTGCAGACCATCGATGATGGGTTGAACTGTGAAAGACTTCAGAAGAGCTGATCCAGCGTCGATCGCCTTCATGGCGATATTCGTCAGAGCAGTGATGCCAATGATGGAGAGGGCTTTGAACTTGCTGGCGATATCTTCTGCCGCGGTGGCGATATGGCCGAGTTGAACCTTGTCACCAGCAGAGCTGAGATCCTCCAGCCCTTTCGTGGCCCCCTGGAGCTTCAAACTCTTGTTTAGAGAGTCGAGCGATGAAAGTGTCGCCTTGACGCCAGATTCGAATTGGGCGTTATCGAACGACATCTTGACTACACGATTATCGACAGCACTCACGCGGAGGTCACCGCCTTCCATACTCGGTCTGCGATCATGTCAAATATCGGAGCGATCGCGGGGTTGATGTAATCTCTCCCTTGGACGTAGCCACCAGTGCCAGTACCGTAGCCAAACTGAAGCATGATGGCGACAGGGAAGCCGTTTTCGATGTCGGAGTTCGTCCAGGTGATGGAATATACTCCGCCAGAAGAACTAACCTCGTAGCCCCAAGCCGCGGCAGTTCGACCCGTGTCCTCAGGGGTCCTAGACGCAAGAGCAGACACGCCTCGTTGAGCGCATGATACCAATATACTCTTTATGTCTATCTTGGATACAGCTTCGAGGAAACGTTGACTATTTTGAAAGGAGCCACTTACTGAGAACGTAATCACCTGGGCTCCTCTACTTGTTAAGTTTTGATGATGTACTTGATCGTCAGATATGGCTGGAGAACATTATGTGCTCCTCCGCCGCCGGCGACTTGGTTCACCGCGGTTGTTGCGCCCGGCTGTGCTGCCTTGAATCCGAAGAATGTGCCGTTTTGAACACCGTAATTCACCGAACCGCCGCCATCAGTAAGGGCGCCATTCCCACCGTTAGCGAAGTTGTGTGAGTGAGAGGTTTGAAGGTGATTGTGCGAGGGTATCTCCGCCGTGGTTAGGAGGTGGGTCTTCTCTCCACCAGTCTTACCTCGAGCGTTGAACTCGGTTTGGGTACTGTCGAACCCAGTCGGGACTCGCCCACGCATGTCAGGAACGTTGAATGTCGTAGTTCCATCGCCGACACCATACGTAGTTCCGATCAATGCGAACAACGCAGCGAACGTCGTACGGCTTATTGCTCCGCCCTCACAGAGCATCCACCCGCTTGGTGCATTGGCTGCGGGCCACATCTTCATCTCGCCGGTTAATCCCATCGTTGAGGGATCTTGTGGCGTAGACAGTTGGAACCATGGCGTCCAACCTTCGGGAGTGTGATACGTCCTAGACCACACAGATACTACGCCTGAAGAACCGCCGGCCGTTGTGGTGAACATCTGGTAAACACGGTTATTATTCTGAACAGCGGTCGTAATATTTCCGAAACCGCCATTCAAAGACCACCCAGAACCAGTACCAACTGTCGTTAGCGATACTCCAGTAGGATATGCTGTGTAATCTGCATTTTCCGCTGGAGCTGTAATCAGATGTACGTTTCCTGCGGTAACCGCAGCTATAGTTGATACCAGACTTACGGGTGTAACCGCTCTGAAGGTGTCTGTGCGAGCCAACGTCTCGGCATCTGTGGCAAGTTCAACGACGCCTTGAACTGTAGTGCTTGCCTCGGGAACGGCGACCAAGGCATACCCTGCGTCGATCTCTGTTCCATCGTGCGTCGTCAGGATGAGGTGTCCTGAACCGTCAATGGCTCCATCAACGACGGTTCCTGCTTCAAGAGAGAGCAGTCTTGCTAGGGTCATTCCATCTACGGTAGCCACAAGGCCTCCTTCCTAGAGCGAGCTAATCGAGTAGGTTACGGCATCGATATAGATCGCCGACGGCCAAGTGATCTGCCATGTTGTTCCACTGAGCATCTGGATCGCTTCATCAGGTCCAGTGATTGTGAACGTTCCATCGCCATGATCGATAACCCGAAGAATCGAATGCTCTTCAAATATCTTAAGAACTTCTACGGGAGAAGGGAAATGAGCACTCATCGAGTCGGTTCCGTACAGAATATCTTCGAGAGCCTGAACCGTTTCGGGATAAGCCACGTCAGCATCCACAATCAGATGTGCACTCATGGCCACATCAGGAATCGGGATTGCCAGAGTGGTAAAGTCCCAACTGATAAGATCAACTTCTGATTGTTTGTGAGAAGCTCCCCCCGGGGAAAATCTCGCATTGTAAATCAGATGTATTTTGGAACTCTTAGCGGTCGAGATTCTATAGCTGAACCCGAAGCTTTTTAGACTTCTCTGATCGAGCATCTCAGGATATGTGTAAGCCTCTACAGATCCTGAGAAGTCACCTTTCCGTCTTCTTTGTAGGGTTTTCACTCCGTCCAGATACCTAATCTGAATATCAGATCCAGAATCGGTTTCTTTGACGGAGGATAGACCATTCCAGACTTCTCCTGGTCCTCCGTCAAGATATAGAACGCCGTGATCTACACCGACTTCGTAATCCCGAGTTTTGTCCCAGGTCAATCTAGTAATGGGTCACCTCCTAGGCGAATATGGCCGCAAGTTCATCTGGCGTAGGGATCCGAGCCGAATGACTATCGTCCCCGTAGAGAATCACCTCGGCAGCAGCCACCGCATCGCTATCGGCGAGAGTCGAGTCGATGATCAGATGTGCCGTCGGCTTGTAACCCGTAATTGCCGGCGGCAGCGTCGTGATAGACCAACTGAGGTCCGCAAGGTCGACCGAACTGCCAAAAGTCTTGTGACTACGTTGTGATGGCGCAGCGAGCGCGTTATAAACCAGGTGAATTCGGTAGCCCCGTTCGGGATCGATGTCGTTCCCAACTCGAGTTCGATACGAAAGCCCAAACGATTTACGAGGCTGTTGTGTCGCAAGCAGACCGTTCTGTATGGACGCAACCCCATCGCAAGACCCAAACTCTCGAGGGGCCGAGAAGGCATTTACAGTCGCCTCGAACTCTTCATCGGCGGCAATGTTGAGATACTTGACGCCGTCCATGTAGTACGGCTTGGGGTCCCCACCAGATGGACTTTCAGAAATCGAGATGAGACCGTTCCAGGATACACCAGGACTGCTCCCGACATAGAGGACTCCTCGATCCACCCCGGTCTCATAGATTCGTTCCCCTACTGAACCCCAAACAAGTCTTGGCATACTTCCTCCTCTCAGCCCTTAGTGTTCAATTGTGCTTTTCGTTGCTGATTGAGATCTCGGTTCCTCTTAGCGAGATCCTGAGGACTCATCTTCTTCTGTGGGGCGTTCTTTTGGTTGCAGACCTTGACTAGCGTCAGCAATCGATTCAAATGCCAGTTCTGACACTCGAATGGAACGCCCAACGAAATCATCCAGTAATAAATGATCTCAGCAGTGATGATCTCACGGCTATGACCACGACTTTGGACCTCGGTAAACCATGTCGCGGTCATTTTTGCGTTGATGTATTTATCGATATCTGAGACATTCGCATTGGATAGTTTCTCAAAGACTTCTGAGGGAACTTCCGGAGTGATTACCATCGCCTTGATGTACCACAAGATCTCTTCAGAGCTCTTACTTGCCGTAGCGAGGAACGGCTTTTCGAAGAAAGACTCCCATTTTGACAGAGAAACCAAGGAGTGCTCGAGCTGAATGTCGAAACCCTCAATGATGAACTCACTGTTCTCTTCGTTGAACGATTCCGACATTGGAACCGTAATAGTGAGCACTCCTTGGCCTCCTTTCTGCCTTACACGAAGTCGAAGAACCAGTCGTCGTCGACGACGGCCGGGAACGCGTAGCCCGGGTTTGGCTTGGCCTTGACTACCGTGTCGACGGCGATGACGTGGGCGCCGGTGGTGTACGGCTCGTCGGTCGCGTTGTTGAAGTAGGTCACGCCGGTGACCGACGGGATGGTGATGGTATGGGTGCCACTGTTGAACGTCGGGGCCGTCGGCGTGACGGTGGTAACGCTGGCCAACAGCATGGTGATGACGTCCGCCGGCGGCGGCAGCGACGGGTCCGAGCCGACTGTGCCGTACAGGAGGGCCTCGAGCGCGGCGAGCGCCGTCGGGTCCACCTTGGAAGAGTCGATCGCGAGGGAAGCCGTCGGCTTGTAGACCACGCTGTCCACGGTGCCGACCTGCACCGGGTAAGTGGTGAAGTCCCACGAGAACGAGATCGCTTCCGGCGAGTCGTTGATCGTGGTGTACTGCCGCTCGGACGGCGAGGCCAGCGCGCCGTAGACGATGTGCAGCTTGTAGGCGTGGTCCACGCCCTCGAGGTCGTTGCCGAGACGGGTACGGTAGCAGAGGCCGAAGGTCTTGCGGGTCTGCTGGCCGACGGCGATGCCGGGCTGCGGCGTCGCGGTACCGTCACACTGCTGGAACTCGTCCGGGTAGGTGAACGCCTCGATGGTGCCGCCGAACGTCTCGAGCGACAGCAGGTTGAGGTACTTGATGTTGTCCGCGTACTGTGGGTTCGACTCGGCTCCGGAAGGACTCTCAGTGACCGACACCATGCCGGACCACGCGAATCCCTGGTTGTACACGCCCGAGCCGTCGGGCAGGAACAGGACGGCCTTGTCGACGCCGGTCTCGTAGAGACGCTCGCCGACCTGATCCCATGCGAGAGCGGTCATGTTTGTTTAACTCCTCCGTAGTACAGACTGAAGACGTCGTGGTTGAGGCCGTCCGCAGCATAGCCTCGGTTGTAGAGACACATTGGTAGCGCAGCGATCTTCTCGATAGTGTCCCCGTCAGGGTTTCTATCGATCACGGTCACTTGATACCGCTGGACATAGCGGTACGGTAGATCACCAGCGAACTCAGTACGAGCCTGATCGCGTTGATACACGATGCAGGGGTACTGCATTTGCACATTCGCCGGAGGTTGGAAATATACGTTACCGCTATCCAGAATGCTCTCAAGGAGAGACTGGAGCTGTAGCCGTGGGCCCATTATAGACACCCCCCAACCTCAAGATAAGCCGGGGGCGCTGCACTTCGACGGATTCAACCGCCCACAGCGCCCCCTGCCATCTCACGTAGCGCATGGCAAATATGTGTTCGTTGGCGTATGCGTCTGCGACAATACTGATGGAATTTCCGACAGTCAGATCGCTATTAACTTTCTGACTATCATCAATCCGCCGGGTGTTTCGGATAACATCACCATAGTACTGGACTTCAGTGATTACGTCATCCCAAACACCCTGCGAAACTTCCATCGACTCGCCGTAGCCGACTACGTCGAAGAACTTTGCCACGTCGAGCAGCCCGGTTTAGGCGGCCGGACGGGTGAACGACCACTCGTCTTCGGCGTTGGTGGCGAAGTAGTATCCGCTCGCCGGGACGGCCAGGACGTTGAGCGTCGCGCCGACGGCCAGAGCGGTCTGAGCGCCCGCGGACAGCGTGGCGTTGGTGTCGCCGTTCTTGTAGGTGACGCCGGTCTTGGTCGGGATGGTGACGACGCCGGTCGCCTTCACGAAGGTCGGGTCGGTCGGAGCGACCAGGACGTTGGTCGACGCGGTCTTCTTGATGACCAGCGCCGAGAACATCCGGGTGAGCGCGCCCGAGACACGGGTCTCGATCAGGTACTTGTACTGGTTGTAGTCGATGTCGAAGTCGTCGAACAAGTTGACTTCGCCACCTTTATCTGCTCCGATGTTGTAGTCGGAGAGATTGACGATGATGCCGACCAGGTCGTCGACGGTGTTCATCACCTCGACCTCGACGATCTCCGACACCATCAGCGCCGCGGCGAGGTCTGCGATGCTGTTGTACAGACGCCGACCGAGGGTGTCCTTGAGCAGGAGCATCTCGACGATGACCTGATTGGTCGTGTAGAAGGACGGCGAACCGGAGCCCTTGTAGAAGGTACGAGCCCGCAGGACGGACTCGATGACCTCCGTGTAGCTCGAGGAAGCGTCGTCGATGTTCACGGTCACGGTGACGGCGAACGCCTCGTGCTCGTTGTAGATCGATCGGATGCCGGCGCCGTCGGTGGCGGCCATCGGATCCTTGATCTTGTCCTCGTCGTCCACGGCCCGGCCGTCGCCGATCAAGATCGCGCGCGCGAGCTCCTCGTCGAGCATGACCCGCATCTCGGCGCGCATCCACGCCACGACGTCGAAGTCGACGATGTCGACGATGTCGTCCCGGTCGAGCTTCTGCTTCTTGTAGACCGTGGTCGGGCTGGTGGTCCGGGCCGTAACCGAGAACCACTCTTCCTTCTTGTAGGAGCCCTTGATGTAGCCCAGCGCACGCGCGGCGTCCTGGGTGATGTCCGCGGTGATCGTCTTCACGCGCGAGAATGGGCTGTGGTGGGTGCCGTTGAGCACGCCGGGAACCCACGCCATCCGGCGGGACTTGAACTCCGGCGTACCGCCGAGGGTCTTCGCGTCCGGGAAGAGCACGTCGAGGTTGGTGATGCCGTGCGCAACGGCGTACTCCTCGACCGCGGCCTTCAGGGACCCGCCCTTGATCGCCGAGGCCATCAGACCCTGCATGTCGGAGTGCGAGAGCACGTGACGCTCGAGCGCCGGAGGGGTCTCGCCCTTCTCGAAGATGTTCTTGTGGACCATGTCGGTTCCTTCCTTGTTACCCTCGTCGCCAGCGTCGTCGCCCGGCTTGTTGTCGTCGGTCTTGATGTCGGAGTGCGCCGCCTGGTCGGCCTTCGCGCCGGTGGCCTGCTCGAGAGCGGCACCGATCATGAAGTTGACGACCTGCTTCTGCTGATCGCTCAGAGAGTCGTAGACGTCCTGAACCGTCGTGTCCGCGTGTTCGATGACCTCTTCGGTATCGTCGTCTTCCGCCGGACCTGCTCCGTGCTGCAAGGTCAGGCCGGTGTAGATCACGGCCTCGTCCTCGAGGGTCACCGGTTCGTCGGAATCGCTGTGCTGGACCCGAACGTAGTCGATGAGAGCCCCGGGGTTTGCGCCCGAGAGAACCAGGCTAACCTCGCGAACCATGCCGTGCAAGACCCGCTTGGCCTTCTCGACCAGTTGGTTCGCGTAGATGCTGAGCGCGTTGATGTCCTGGTGCTCGACGAGAGCCTTGGCGTTCTTGCCCTGCTTCGTCTCGTTGAAGAAGGCGTCGCAGCGAAGACCCTCAGTCTTCGCCGTGAGCAGAACGTGCCCCAAGATGTTGTCGGGGCTGTCGTGGCCGTGCTGCCAAACCAGCGGAACCTTCTTGCCATTCATGTGACTGAAGGCGTTGGTACCGATAGTCCTGCCGTCGGAGCACTTGAGACCAGCCTTGGTGGCCCACCCGCTGAAATCAGGTTCCATTTTGGCTGTTGTCTCCCTTCGGTATTGTTGGATCTGGAGTGACTGGCCCCGACGGAGCCGGCATGTTGTTGTTCTTGAGCTGATCGGCTTGTGGATCTTTCGAAGGCTTCCAACCGATCGCGACTCGAATGTCGTTCGGAGAAGCGATCAGGTTTCTGGTGAACTTGTCGGCGATCTCTGCGACTTCGGTGATCGGAACGAGGCGGAACGGATCACGGAAGAACATGATCGACTGGTTCTGCGAACGAGCGGTCTTAGTGAGGAAGGTGCGCCGCATCGCTTCGACGATCGCAGTCAGGATTGGTGCGATCGTGCGATTCATGTAGTTGAGCATCGCCTTCTCGTCAGCTGTGCCGTTCATGACTTCCTCGGTCAAGCCCAGCTGGCTGTAGAGCATGTTGGTCAAGTACTCGACTTGCTTGAGCAGATTGTTCTCGGCCGGGCGATTCAGCTGAGTGATCTTCTCGGTTCCGTCTGTATAGGCAATGCCGTACTGGCTACCCTTAAGTTGGAACTCGATGTCCTTACGCCGCTGTTCGGCCTGTTGCCGCCTAGCTTCAGACTTGATGACGTAAGGTAGCTGAATGATCATGTCCAGCTTACCGGAACTAGACTGCTCGTCGACGGCGTCCAGAAGGTTGAGTTTCCGGATGAGCCTCTGAAGAGTGGAGCTCGTCTCGTTCATCACCGTATAAAGCGGGTTCTCGACGATAGCGACGAACTTCTTCTCGAGAGTGATCTCTTCACGTCGACCAGTTTGATCGTTGTACAGACTAACTCGAACGTGTTGAGGAAACCAACCAACGACCTCTCCAACACGAAGGGTCCTGATGTCGAAGCTCCCCGAAACCGCTGGATTGATCGTCGTATCAACTGGAACGATCGCCGCGACTCCTCTGTCGAAGAGGGTCAAAGCGATGTCTTGTCTGAATGCCGTCGCCGCCTGATCAATGTTGGCTTCAAGCGTCAAACAAGTGTTCAAACCACTGTCGATGTCATCCACGTATCGTCGAGCATCGTCTGTACGAACATGTCTGACATCGATAGCCGACACATCGATGCTCAAACGAGCATAGATCGACGAAATGATCGATCGCTCGTTTGAAATGTTCAATCGAACACGATCAGGTCGAGTTCCGTAAGACGCGCCACCGCCATAAGACTTGAACTGAGCCACCAGGTCCATGTTCAAGAAGGCGTTCCAAGCGTGCTTCAAACGTGAAGTAAATCCTGCCATGCGTCACCTCCCTCCTGGAATATGGGGCGCGAACGCCTACTTCATGGTTGTAATCTTGTGAACACCTTGTCGGTTTGGCTTGATGAACTTCGTCGGCTCTGGAGTGGACGACAAACCCGGCGTGTTGGAACGGGGGGCCGTCTTACGCTCGAGTGACGCAAGAATCTTATCTCCATGCTCCAGAAGCACAGCAGCCGCGACAGTAGCGCCAACAGCGAAGAGACCCTTGGCCAGCTCTTTTTTAGAGCTTTTAGGTGAAGAAATGGCTGTAGTTTTTCGTTGGCCCCATTTCATGCCTTTGACACCGTGGTGGGCCATCACCTCATCGAATGTCACTCGAAAGCCTCCTTGTGGGCCTTGTACGCGATATAGGCATCCATCAAGGCTGCCACGTTATCGATTTTCTCCTCTTGACGCTTCTTTAGGAGTTTACGGTTTCCGTTCGTGTCCTCGAGCGTGATCGCATTCCCCATAGCGAAAGACATCAAAGCTTGATCGAAGAACAACATTCGCTCTTCACTGAGAATCTTGATCTCCCCAAGAGGGACAGACTCAGTTCTCGCACCCTGAATGACTTTTTCGATGCCAAAAGGACCGTTCTCCGCTTCCCAACGGGCGACGAATTCCTTGGCGTTGTATGGGTCGAAGCCTAGCGAACGAACATCGTAACTTTTACTCTCAATGAAGGCGTCAAGATCCTCGTACACCTCCATCATGTCAAGGATGGTTCCTTCGAGAACGTGCAGACTTCCTTCGTTGATGAATTCGTCGTACTTAGCCCGCATGGCGCCAGGCAACTTCATCAATGTCAACGAAGTTATATAGCTTCGGGTCTTTACACCGAACCCTTTTCGCAATGGGAACAAGAAAGTGAACGCACAGAAGTCGTCACCCTGCGAAAGGTCGGCACCAAGTGAACAAGGAAGCTCCCAGAACTCCCGAACACGGTGAGGAATCGTTTCTTCGTAGGTGAAGTAGTACGTATAACCTTCCATCGGAATACCGAAACGCTTAGCTAGGATGTCGTTTCGTGAGGCCGGCGCCTTCTCGGCCCGTTCGACATCCAATTGGTACGTTTCGTATGTGACGGTGAGGCCGATGTTCGGATTCGCCTTAGGCCACATCGCAGGGTTGGCAACTTCTTCCAACTCATCCAGCTTATAGTGCCAGATCGAAACATGGGGCGCAAGATAGTCCCCTCTCAGAATGGTGGCGAGTTCCATTTTGATAGTATCGCCAGAACCGTTCCGAACTGTTCCCTCTGAACTGATGGCGATGATGAGCCAGTCGTCCAACTTTGAAGCGCCTTGTTCAACTGCTCCGACAACATCTTCTCGAAGATCCCCAGAAAGCCATTCGTCGATTGTAGAGACTTTTGGACGAAGACCTTGGAGCTTAGGGATGGCCATTGGTCGAACTTCAACCAACGAACCGGTGAGAAAGTTCTCAACGCCCTTCTTGGTTGGCGAAAGTTTCTGACGAAGGAATCTGGACCCTGTCGTGTTCTGCAAAGAACCCTCGGTAAGGAACTTGAAGAGAGGTCCTCTACTTCTGGTGATGGAAGTCCGGATAGGCGACATGACTTCGTCGGCCTGCTTCATCGTCGGCGCTGTGGTGATCTGGTGTGTTGTCGAAGTGTCGACATTCAAGAAGTAGTTTTGGATACACGACGCGTACATCGACTTAGCAGCACCTCGAGCGATGATGAGGTACTGCTTCGTGGTCAACCTCTTCTTGATAGTCTTCTTGACGTAACGACCACCATGATTCTTCGGTGACGGAACATAAACACTTCGTTCTTGGAAGTGGTACCAGCCGAAAATCTGCTCAGCCCAGAGCTTGAAGGATGGAAGTAGATGGAGGTCACTTCCATCCGTCAGCGTCAGTTCGTTTTCGCAGTATAGGACGAATCCGTCGACAGCCTTGTCGTCGTAATAGATGCTCGGATTGGCTATCAGCGCATCAATGCGATTCATCTCCATAGCAATTTCCCGATTTACAGGGATCTCACCACGAAGCACCGCGTCACGAAACTGACCGTAATAGATCGGTGTCGCTTTGTTTGATAGCGCCACTTACCAACCCTCCTTTCTATGCCGTTGATTTCTTCTTGAGTAGACCGCTGACTTGCTGACCCGCAGCATCGTTGGCGACTCGAGTGATTTGGTTCTTTCCCACACCGACAAGCAGGTCAAGAACGAACTTCTTCGCCTGTGAGCCTGGCTGAAGTGCGGAGAACTGCCGCTCCAAGTTCACTCGTGTGACGTATGCCTGAAGCTCGTTGTTGCTGAGAGCTTTTCGACCGCCGGCCTTGGCTTTTCCCTTGATCACCTGGACGTTGGTGTGATCCTGTGAGGGCGGGGCAGACATCGAAGGCATACCACCTCGAACGCCCCACTTCATCCCCTTGATCCCGTGGTGAGCAAGGATTTCGTCGAGTGTTTTCATCAATACCTCCTTACTGCCACTTGATGCCAACCTTGGGGCCATTGTCCGAACCGCCGGCGGTGAAGTTGGCGCCGAGTGCTCCGGAAACACCGGTTTGGGTCAACGAAGCAGAGCTCTGAGTTCCTGTCGGAGCTGCCTGATCGTAGACGTATGGGTTACTCGAGCCGATCGATCGAAGACCACAACCAGAGACCTGACCTGTGACCGAGAGCCAGTACATAGTTCCTGTAGCCACGGCTTGGGGTACTGTCAACGCCAGTTCCTTGGAACCTGTGCTTGTGGTGTCCACCTGACCCGCGTCGTAAAGCAGGCTGCTGTTTCCTGGGAAACCATCAGCTCCAGCTGTCCGAATTCCGAGTCGAACTTTTCCTCCCGCGCCCGCGGCCGATGAAACTTCAACCGACAACGAAGCGATAGTTCCGCCAACTTCGACGGGCATGGGAACACAGAACTCGGTGTTCGTGCCCGTCGTCAAATTTGCGCCGACGAAACCGCTCGGAGCCGAAGACCACTTACCGGACTTGGGGTGAAGACCGCCAGGGAGACCTTGTGGGCCTGTGGCACCAGTGGCTCCGGTCGAACCAGCAGACCCAGTGGCACCAGTCGAACCAGTTGCTCCCGTTGCTCCTGTCGATCCAGCAGGACCAACCAGCGAGGCGAGCCAAGCGGTCTGATTTCCGACGAAACCGTTGGCGACAGCTACCTGATAGGCGTTGTCGCCATCTGTACCGTGTTGGCCTTGATCGCCGGTGTCACCCTTATCGCCTTTGGCACCCGTAGCACCGGTCGAGCCCGCGGAACCTGCGGCACCAGTCGCTCCCGTTGACCCAGCAGAACCAGTTGCGCCAGTCGCTCCGGTAGCTCCAACGAGAGAGGCGAGCCAAGCGGCCTGATTGCCGACGAAGCCCGCATTGACTGCGACCTGATAGGCCGACAAGCCATCAGCTCCATCGGAACCGATGATTCCGTCGGAGCCGTCGTCGCCCTTATCTCCCTTGTCGCCTTTCGCACCGGTGGCTCCTGTCGCCCCAGTAGAACCCGTGGCTCCAGTAGGACCTGTTGGGCCCGTGGGACCGGGAACGCCCTCGAAAGTGGCATCGGCGATGGCCTGAGTAATCAGAGCATCGACCTGATCCGAGCGAAGATAGTAGATGAGGTCCGCCCAAGTGTGAACCCCATCTCCAATCTTCAGCTTTCCAGTATCACTCTCGAGTCCCGGCTCTCCTGCCAAGAGAATCGGGTTGTCGGATGTCCACTCCGCGGCGAAACCTCGGCGGAGTTTGAATCTGAACGCTTTCATCACCCCTCCTAGGGAGCGCCACCGTCGAGAATAATCTCGAGCTCTCGGACTCCGGACGGATCGGTCCAGCCGGTGCCTTCCCGGTATGTACTTAGACGCCACTCGAATTCCTTGATCTGATTATGAGTAGCGTCGATGAGATATGAAGTTGTTGGGGGGTCGAAGAGCAGTCGAACACGAAGATACGTGTACGTCTTGACTGGGTTCAGGCGAGGATCTCCACCAGTGAAGGCGTCCCACGTGGGCGTCGCATCTTCGATCTCGAAACCGTCTTCAGGACCGATGCCCAGCTGGTTAAGCGTTCCGAAGACCGAGTTGATATGGATCATGATGTCGAAATCGAAGGCTTCGTAGCCTTCATCGATACCCAAGATCTTCTTTACGCTAGTTAGGATGCTTGGCGAGCTCACGTGAGACACCTCCCTCGGGTGTGGTTAGAACCAGCCTTCGTTCAGCCGGCGTTGAATGGCGCCGACGACTTCGGACTTCGGCTTAGAGATCACGCCGTCCTGTGGTGAACCGAGGTAGCGTTGGAGACCGCGGATCGTTCTGGATCCAAGCTCGCCGTCCTCGAGAAGACCGAGGTGCAGCTGGTTGTTCAGGCGAACTTGGACGGCCTTGATCAGACTCGACTTCGGCGTACTGATCACTCCGTCGACCGGAGTCTTCATGATCTGCTGCCAGCGCGTGATCGTCTTCGGACCGAGCTCCTTGTCGACGACGAGCAGACTGGGGCCTGGCGCGACGACCACGACGACGCCGGAACCACCGAGACTGGCCAGATGCCAGTTGGTACCCGTGACGGTGTCGGCCGACTGCGTGAAGTCCGAGTTGACGTGCACGTGGTCGTAGTGCTGGTTGCTGCCGTTGTACTTGCGAGTGACGAACCCGTCGCGACGATGCCAGATGCGACCGGCGTAGATGAAGTACCGAATCCACCACATCGTGCCGCTGCGAGCCAGGCCGATCCAGAGCTGGACCACCTGCTCCATCGTCACGCCGTGCGAGTCGTTCAGGTTCTTGTCGAAGTCGGCCGCACGAACCTCGTCCACGCCGTCGTGGTCGTCGTACTCGGGGTTGCCAGTCTCGTCCGGGTTGTGACTCGAAGCGGACGCCTTGTGTGAGGTGTCGCCGATCGTACCCTCGGCGCCCTTGGCTCGGGACGGGAATCGAGCGTTGAGCTGATCACGACCCTCGAGTAGGTTTGGAACTACCATCCAACTCATTCGCCAGTCACCTCCTTCGGTGCATCGTCGAGGGCCAACCAGTCGTGGTTGAGCCCGTCTCCCCAGGGGTCGGGGAGCTCCTCGCCGATGTGGTCCTCCGGGTCTTCGGTGTGACCCTGCGGATCGAGAGAAAGGCCACTTGCCGTCTCTTCCATTTCTCCTCCTCTGTTACCACAATTTAGTGTCACCAGGTCTACGTTCAACAAGAGGTCTTCGAAGCAACTTCTCGTCGCCGTAGTGGATGGCATTGTGGGTCATATGAGCGACCGAGATAAGGTACTCAGGGTCGAGAATTGCTGGATCACCGTTGGAAAGATCCGCCGCGGAAATCGGGTTCATGTGATGAATCGTGATTCGGTCATGAACCTCGTAGTCCCGCACACCTAAGTCGCATCCATTGTCTCGGACGATGACTTGATCGCGGATCTGTTTCCACTGAGTGGATCGATAGAACTGCTGGTTCATCCAGCGATCGAAACCGAAGGTTGCTTCGCCGACTTGACCATGCAAAGCCAGGTACTTGTACCGTTCTGAGAAGGTGGCTAGGCTTCTCAGCTCGGAATAAGTCTTAATCATCGAAGTCATCCGGTGTACTGATCGGCTCATGACCCGCGTAGGTTCTCATGGCATTCAAAGCTTCAGCATACATTGCTTCCACTCGAGCCTGTGAAGCCATCGCCTCGGATTTGGCCGCCAGAAGTTCGTTTTCTCGGAACAAACGCTCCTGCTCAAGTCGTTCTCGTGAAGAACCGAGCTTGACAAAGTGAGAAATGACCTGAGCAGAAGCGGTTCCGTCTCTCAGCTGCTTCTCGGCGAGATCGATCGCCAAAGCAACCATCTGGTTCTCTCGAGCTTCGGGAGTTGTGGCAGGCCGCCCTCTTTTAGCCCCAGAGGTCTTTCTTTCGGCTGTCATTCGTCAACTCCCTTCGAGATAAGCTAGCTGAGAATGCCGGCCAGTCGAAGCTTGGCCAGCAGCAGGTTGAAGTCGACCTTCAGCGCCGCCAGGTCGGCCGCGACGGTGTCGGCCTGAGCCGCCTGCTTCGTGGGGATGGGCAGAGCCGCGCCGGCGGAGCTGTAGAGGGTGATCGGCTCGAGCGGACCGCCCGTGTGAGCTCCAGAAGCGTTGAATACGGCGTACGACTTGCCTTCGGGGGTACTACTGGACATTGTTCACTCTCTTCCTACGAGTTCCCTGGCACTTCCGGGGTAGAAACATTGCACAAAAAGTCCCGCCGGGGGTATTTTTAGG